AAAGAGTATCACGTTACAGGAATTGTGGAAGCAATATCACCTGACAATATAGAAACAGAAATAGAAAACAAACAGAAGGTTGAAGAACGCTTAGCTTGGATTGAAGAAAAGCTGAAAGATTTATATTGGTTTGATGCAGAAGTATTTCGTATTTATTACAAGGAAGGTTTTAGTTTAAACCAAATGCAGAAGGAAACCAAGATAAACAGAAACACACTACATAAGGCAATTACTAATGTAAAAAATTACCTAATAAATGAACAGTAATATGTTAAACAATGAAGAAGGTTTTATGGCAAATGTAATAGTAGGTGGTGTTGTTGTTATAGTATTAATTTTATTAATTTTAGCAATATGGTAAAAAGTAAAGGATTAGGCGACAGCGTAGAGAAGGTGTTAAAAGCAACAGGAATAGATAAGGTTGCAAAGAAGGTGTTAGGTGATGACTGTGGTTGCGAAGAAAGGAAACAAAAATTAAACAAGATGTTTCCATATGCTAGACCATTTACAGAAGATGAATTATCTATATATGAATCAGTATTACCTAGATTAAAAAGTGGAACAATAACAGGAAGTGATCAAGCTATATTAATAAAGCTATATAATAAAGTATTTAATACTAATAAAAAACCAAGTGGTTGTAGTAGTTGTGTTCAGCAAACATTAGCGAAGTTAGCAAAGGTGTATGTAAATAGTTGTAAAAATGAAGAATAAAAGTCAAACATTCAGGTTCTGTTGTAGCTGTATTAGAATGAGTTTAATTGAAGAAGGTTCGTGCTATTTCTGTGGCAGTAAGTTTATTTTAAAAATACATAGTGATGATTTACATATAAGAAAAAAGAAATATGAAGAAACACACTAAGGTTTATATGGACTTTTTTGATTATGGCGAACAGGACTTTGTTATGTGCGAAATGTGTCAGCAGGATAGGGCAGTAGACATTCACCACTTAAACGCAAGAGGAATGGGTGGTAGCAAGAGTAAGGATTATATAGAAAACCTAATGGGATTGTGTAGAGATTGCCACAACAAAGCAGAATCAGATTCTTCGTTTAATATGTTCTGCCGAATAAAACATTTAGAAAACGTATGCCACCAGGTGTATGCAAGAATAGAATACGAAAAAAGATTAAAATTATGAAAGCAAAAAAAATACAGGTAAGTAAATTAAAAACAAACCCCAACAACCCTAGGACAATAAATAAAGGCAAATTTGAAAGTTTGAAAAAATCAATCTCAGAATTTCCTAAAATGCTAGAAATTAGACCAATAGTCGTAGATGAAAAGTTTATAGTGCTAGGTGGAAATATGCGACTACAAGCATTAAAAGAATTAGGAATAACAGAAACCTATTACATACAGGAAAACGATTTAACACCAAAAGAAAAGAAACAGTTTATAATAAAAGACAACGCTTCGTTTGGTGATTGGGATTGGGATATGTTAGCTAATGAGTGGGAAAATGCAGAACTAAAAGAATGGGGAATAGATGTTTGGCAACCTGAACAAGAAGTGAATTACGATATTTTAAATGAAGTAGACCTAGAACAAGAAATACAAACAATGTATGAGCAAACCAAAAAATCTATTATTTTAGAATACCCTTCTGAGGGTTTTGAAGAAATTAAACAATTATATGAAAATTTAAAATCTAAAGAAATTAATTTACCTGATTTATTTTATAAAGCAATGCAGAATGAATTATAATGTTTATGTAATATCCGCAGGAAGGTATGACAAGTTACCGTTTAATAAAACCCAAAAAAAGAAATATATTTTTTGCGTGAAAAGTGGCGAGAAGCATTTATACCAAAACAATGGTTGTGTAAACGTATATGAAACAGGAAACCTAATGCAGAGCAGGAACTTCGCTTTAGAACACGCATTTAAAGACAATAAAATATGTGTTCAATTAAGTGATGATATTAAAAAAGTAAAGCTAAATAAGAACTTCTTTAAAGACAAAGAGGTAAAGTTAGATGAAGCTATAGAAGACATCATAAACAAGTTTAAAAAGATAGATGGCGTGTGTTTAATGGGTGTGCCACCGACTGATAATTATTTCTTTGCCAATAAATTAGTAGCAGAAAACAAATTTTGTATTGGTGATATGTTATTTGTAAAGCCGAACGAATTAAGGTTTGATGAACAATTAACATTAAAAGAAGATTACGACTACACACTACAACACATTAGAAAAAATAAAGTCCTTAGATACCAAAAGTATTTATTTACATTTGAACACTATTCTAATAAGGGTGGTGCTGTTGACGTTAGAGATGATAAAGAAGAACAAAGAAACATAAGGATTTTAAAATCTAAATGGGGGGAAAAAATCAGAATGAACACCAAAAGAAAAAATGAGATATTAATATGAGAAAATTAAAATTAATAAAACAAGAACACGATATAAAAATTGGAAAGAGGTGTGAATTTATGCCACCCACAATTACTGACAGTTGTCTTTTAGAGTACGAGGGGGAGATTATAGGTTTTTACCTTACCGATTTACCTGAGAAATTAAAACAGTACATAACAATCGCCAATAAAGAGTTTTTAAGCAAGAACGTTCCTAAGACACTATTAGAGCGTTCTGATATATATGCAAAGCAAAAAAAATTGGGAATAACAAGGAAACAAGCCATGGCTCTCGGCACACCTCAAATGTCCACAATACTTGGGGCAGTTTTAGCTAAAGCACATTTAAGAAGACCTTACAATTCTGTTTCTTCAGTTCACACTAACCCAAAAGCAAAGACATTTATCAAGGCGATGTTATTAGCCTGTTTAGAATGTGAAAAGCTAATAAAAAAATATATGCCTAAACAATATGAAAGCCAATTAAAACTAATAGAAGAAACCACATTAAAGAAGTATAGGTTTGGAAACCTTTACACAAGCAGTATATCTAACTATAATATCGCTGCCCCTTTTCACCAAGATAGAGGAAACTTAAAAAACACAGTAAACGCTATATTAACAAAGAGGAAAGATTCAGAAGGTGGTAGTCTTTGCGTTCCTGATTTTAACCACGTTTTTGAACAAGCTGATAACAGCTTATTGGTTTATCCTGCTTGGAGAAATATACATGGCGTAACAAAAATAATAAAACACAATTCAGAAGCGTATAGAAACAGTTTAATCTTTTACCCATTAAGTGGTTTAAATAAATAATTATGAACAAAAGTAGACACATAAAAAAAGAAGCATTATTAAACGCCTTAGAACACGCGTTAGGCGTTGTAACAGTTGCTTGTAAAAAAGCTAATATACCTAGAAGCACATATTACAAATGGCTAAAAGATGATGAGGACTTTAGAAAACAAGTAAAAGAGATAGAGAATGTTGCATTAGATTTTGCAGAAAGTCAATTACATAAACAGATTTCAGATAATTCTACAGCAGCAACTATATTTTATTTAAAAACAAAAGGTAAATTGAGGGGGTATACAGAAAGGTCGGAGCTAGATGTAACAAGTGGGGGTAAGGCGTTTACAGAATTAAAAATTGAAGTGATTGACACAGGCAAAGATTAAAACAACTAACGTATTCCATAAGGCATACAATTCAGATACTAGAATAACCTGCTTACAAGGTGGAACAAGGTCTAGTAAGAGTTATTCCCTTGCTCAATTATTTATAGTTAAATGTTTAGAAGGTACAGGAAAAACATATACTATCTGCCGTAAAACATTACCTGCATTAAAAGCTACTGCTTATAGGGATATGCTACAGATTCTAAAAGAACTAGATTTATATACTGAAGAAAAGCATAATAAATCAGAACTATCTTATCAGCTTAATGGAAACCTATTAGAATTTATTTCGGTAGACCAACCACAAAAGATTAGAGGGCGTAAACGTAACTGCTTATGGCTAAACGAAGCAAATGAATTTACCTATGAAGATTGGCAGCAGCTTATATTAAGAACAACAGAAAAGATATATTTAGATTATAACCCTTCAGACCCTTATTCTTGGATATATGATAAAGTAGTAGTTCGTGATGATTGCACCTTTATTAAATCTACATATTTAGCTAATCCTTTTTTAGATGATGATACTGTGGCTGAAATAGAAAGATTAAAAGACCTAGACCCTGACTATTGGCAAGTATATGGATTAGGCGAAATTGGTTCTGTTCAAACAATGATATTTAGGAAGTTTGAATTAGTAGATGAAGTGCAAGGAAGATTAATTGGATATGGATTAGATTTTGGATTCACAAATAGTCCAAGTGCTTTAGTTGCAGTATATCAATCTGATGACAATTTATACATTAAGGAAATGCTTTATGAAAAGAGATTAACGAATACTGATTTAGCTAATAAGCTAAGGGAATTTAGAATAGATAGACAGTCAGAAATAATAGGCGATTCAGCAGAACCTAAAACGATTGAAGAAATATATAGACAAGGGTTCAATTCT